TGAAAGTGTACACAATTGGTATTAAACAATATGAAGAAAATAAAACATTCAAAGTTTAAAAATACTGGAATGTTATTTGAGCTTTTAACCCGCCAAATAACATCGGATATTATTTCATCAAAGGAGTCTGTAGCAATTCAACTATTGCGAAAGCACTTTGGTAAAAATACCGAATTGATAAAAGAGTATAAACTTTATAAGACTCTATCGGATGAAAAGTTAAAATCCGATAATAAAGCATGTATGCTTATCGAAGCTGCTATAAAAACACGTAAAGGATTGGACAGACAAAAGTTGAGCCAAGAAAAATACGAGTTGATAAAGGCAATCAAAGAAAATTTTGATATTAATTCCTTCTTCCAAACAAAAGTACAAAATTATAAACTTTTGGCCTCAATATACAAAATATTTGAGTACAAAGAAATGGATAATCCAATGGAATTGACAAAATCAAGGATTACCATATTAGAGAATATAACATCAAAGACACCAACCACTGTGATAAATGAAACAGTAGATTTATCAACCCAACCAAAAGACCTAAGACTTCTATCGCAAAAACTTTTAGTAGAAAAATTCAACAAAAAATATAGCGATTTAAATGACTCACAAAAGGTAATTTTACGTGAATACATAAGTAATGTAAGTAATACCAACAATTTTAAGTCTATGGTGCAAGCTGAAGCGGTTGCTTTGAGAGAAATCTTCACAAAGAACATCCACAGGGTACAAGACAAATCATTAAAAATAAAATTAGCAGAAATAGTAAACCTATTGGATGAATATGAAAACATTAAAAAGGTTGAAGAAAATCATGTATCTGCTATATTAAGATATTACAGTTTAATAGAAGATTTATCGTGGAGTAAATAATGTCAACACCAAATGAAATACATCCGTATAGTTATCCAACATCATCTGCAACTGATTTTAAGAGATTAGGACACCCTGGTAAATGGAAAAAATCTATGTCAGTTTCTGGAACAACATGGTTTACGGGATCTAACTACGGTGTTGGTGCTCTCATGCCTATAGGAACCGCGGCTGGAACAGCACATTTAAGCGATGGTGGTACTGTAAACTTAGCTCATTTAAAAGATGGACAAGTCTACGAGTTATCAGTTTCCCACATTGAAGGCGGATCGAATGTATATGCCTTATTTAGAAACCAAGTTATTAGGTAATTGTATGAAGACGGAACAATTCATAAAAAAAATATTGGAATCAGAAGACTTCAGAATATTTGAAGATGAAGGTGGAGCGGGTAATGTCACTGCAAACGTTGACGGTTATCAAACCCCCAAAGCTTTTGCTAAAGATGAAGACGATTTTGAAAAGCACGTAAAAGATAGGGCAGAAATGTTTGGATATAAAACTGTTGGTAAAAGTAAACACAAACATTTTAAGCCCGTATATGCAACTGAATCAAAATCCGATTATAAAAAAATGATGGACATTCTACAAGAAGCTACTTATAAAGATTATAAGAATGATGATACAAGAAGTACGAATAGAAAAATAAATGATTCCATACAGAGTATAAATAAAAGTATGTATGAAGTTGAACGTGCAGTAGAACATGCACTTAAATTAAAAACAGAAATGAGTGTTGACCAAAGAACATTGTGGGGCTCTTCAATATCAAGAATGAGAAAAATATCAGAAAGAGTGAACAGGATAACTAAAAAAATAAATGAATTGGGTGCTTAACATGAAACAATTACTCATAGACACTATGCTATTTCAAGTGAGTCCATCGCAGATAAACGAATCAACGTCAAAAAATGGTCGTGTTATCGTAGAAGGAGTCTTACAGAGAGCGGAAGCAAAGAATCAAAATGGTAGAATATATCCTAAAAAGATTCTAATGCGAGAAGTTAAGAAATATGCCGAGACTAACATAAAAGAAAATAGAGCTTTAGGTGAGTTAGATCATCCCGATTCATCGGTAATAAACCTTAAAAATGTTTGTCACAACGTTTTGGGTGTAAAGTGGGTTGGTGATGATGTAGTTGGTCGTGTTGAAATCCTACCAACACCATCGGGAAATATACTAAAAAATCTATTGATGGCTGGCATTCGTTTAGGTATTTCATCGAGAGGATTGGGTTCAGTGAGAGAAATAAACGAAAGTACAGTTGAAGTACAAGACGATTTTGAATTGATTGGATGGGATTTCGTATCAAACCCATCAACACATGGTGCCTTTATGTTCCCCGTTAAAGGTGGTGTAAACGAGAATATAATAACTGAATCGGTTGGTCATAATAAAAAATATATTGTAGACCAAAAATTAAATCGTATTCATAATAATATAACAAACATTATTTGTGAAATAGGAAATGTTTGTGAATGTATAATTGGAGATAGATGATGCCGGCATTTTCTCAACAGCAGCAAAAATTGATGGGATTGGCACTTGCCTATAAAAGAGGTGATGTTCCTGATTCAAAAGTAAGTCCAAAAATTAAAAAATTGGCAGATGCTATGTCTGAAAAGGAATTGGAGAAATATGCGAGTACCAAACATAAAGGGCTTCCAACAAAAGTTAGTGAAACCGATAAATCGAAAAAAATATCAAGGGAAGAACTAAATCAATTAGTTTCCGATGCGGTTGAAGAAGTTATGAAAGAACGTTTTAGTGTTAAAAAATTAACCCCTGAACAAAAAAAACAATACATAGAAGCAATATCAAACTATAAAAATTATGAAAATTTGATTTATAGATCCAATCAATTGCCACAGGCGGTTGCGGAAATAAAAAGTATGGTTGAATTTGCAAGTAAAAATATGATTGAAGAATCTGGTGATTGGTTTGATGGTATATCAACATCAAGAAACTCAAAACAATTAAAAGAATCCTTCAAAGAATTTGAAAAGTTAAGTGAAAAAATAACAAAATTACAAAGAAACTTAGAATCTATCTACGAAAATATAGGAAGACACTTCAGTAGATTCTACGAAATAAAAAACAAATAAAAGGATATGTTATGAGTGACAGAGTTTACAGTACAACACCAAAACCAGCCCATGTAAAAGTAAAGGCAAATGGAATGGATATTGACATAATGATAAAGATTTTTAAGAGAAAGGTAAAAGAGGCCGGAATCTTAGAAGAATATAAAGAAAGAATGGAATATGTAAAACCTTCAAAACGCCGTGTAGAAAGAAAAAATGCGGCTGTTAGAAGACAAAAAAAATTAGACATGGAAAATTTTTGATTTTTTTTCATGTTTTTAAAAAATAGCTGATATTTATAATAATAATACCCTATTCAATTAAGAAATTATAATATCTTAATATATGGGGTCTATACTTTTTTTTATTGATTGGCGTTGATAATAACACCAAATAGTTGGAGATTTCAAATGAATGACTTACTTAAAGAAGCGATAGCAGATGCTAAAGCAGTTCGTGAAGTTGCTCTTGCAAACGCGAAACTTGCTTTAGAAGAAGCTTTCACACCACGTCTCCAATCCATGCTTTCACAAAAGCTTTCCGAAGAGGCCGAAATGGATGATGAAGAATCCAAAGAGGTTGAAGAAGAAGGTTTCTTTAATGAATTTGCTATGGGTGAGGGAGAAGACGAAACAGAAGGTGACGAGGGCGGACACGATGATGAAGCTCACGGTGAGAAAAAAGAAGAAGGTGCTAACTACGATGAAGTAGATGAGTACTTTGCAGAGATGGAAAATCCAGAGGATGAGACTAAAGAAGAAGGCCGATATGAGGCTGAACATTCTGATGAAGAACCTATGGGTGAAGCTGAAAACGAAGATGAAGAAGAAATTGATGAAGACTTGATGGAGATTATCCGTCAGTTAGAAGAAGATTTAGGCTCTTCAGAAATCGGTAAAGGCGATAACAAAAAACCATCTGCAAAAGCTTCTGATGATTCTACACAAGATCCTGCTGGAAGTCAAAAAGTGGTACAGCTTGTTGAGGAAGAAGAAGAAAAAGTTGACGAAGCTAAAGAAGAAGATGAAGACGTTAACGAAATTCTTCGTGCAATACGTGAAGAAGATGATAAAGAAGAAAAAGTTGATGAAGCAAGTGAATTGGACATTAACGAAATTCTTCGTGCTCTTCGTGAAGAAGAAGATGAAGAAGAAAAAGTTGATGAAGCTAAGAGCGATGAGGAATTAGAAGAAGCAAATGCTAAACTACGTGAAGCATATGCGGTAATCACATTCTTGCGTTCAAAAATCAATGAAGTTAATCTCTTGAATTCAAAACTTTTGTTCTCTAACAAAATTTTCAAGAAGCATTCCTTGACTGAGAATCAAAAACTCACGGTTATTGAAAACTTTGATCGTGCTTCTAGCTTGCGAGAAGTTAAATTGGTGTTTGCAACCCTTTCTGAGGCATTAAAGTCAGCTAAGACTAACGTTAAACCTTTGAAAGAATCGTTTGCAAGTAAACCAATTGCAAGCACTCGTCCAAAAACAATCATCAATGAAGGTGATGACATGGCGAGCCGTTTACGTAAATTAGCTGGTTTAAAATAATAATTTAGGATAAAACAATGAGTATACAATCACTTTTAGGCTCTACGACTAATGCTCATAGACGCCTACTTGAAGAAAACAAAGGCATTGTTAAGA